CGCTCACCTTGGAAAGAAAGAACGCAGGCTGCGTTTGCTAATTTCGTTAGCCTGTGGAGGGAGCAATGCAAGAAGCCAACACACAGCAAATAAGGAACTGCTTTACTCGTGAGCCTTGGCCTCATCAGCTTGAGGCAGCAACTCGTGTGGTTGAGGAGCTTCGGACGCACAACGCAGTAACGCTTTGTAGCGCAACTGGTGCCGGAAAATCAGATGTGATGTGGGCACTGGTTCAACATTACCTCAACATTGGTGCCAAGATTTTGATCTTAACCAACAGGCGTATGTTGACTCGTCAAACTATGGCAAATGCTCAGGTGAAGGGGATTGGTTTTGGTGTTCGTGCAGCGACACTGGCCGAGCACTTTGATGCGAGCCAGGATGTGCAGATCAGTAGTGTGCAGTCGGAGATCGCCAGGACTATCAATAGTTCCAGGTGGGAGCGATTTGGAGCGGACATTGTGCTTGTCGACGAAGGACATCTACAAGCTAGTGGTGAGTCCGAGAAGTTCCTTCGATCGTACCTGCATGATCGAGCCAAGATCGTCGGTATTACAGCAACTCCGATAGGTATGAGTCATCTGTATCCGAGGCTAATTGTGGCAGGTAAGCCATCGGATTGCCTTAGGTGTGGTGCTCATGTACGAGCGATTATCAAGGCTCCGTTTGAGTTCGACTTATCGAAGGTCAAGCGAGTCAAGACGGGTGAGTATTCGCTTGGTGACATACGCAAGCATGTTTGGAGTCAGCAGATTGTGGGGCGAGTGGTGCAGAGCTGGCGAGAGGAGAATCCTAACGCACGACCAACGCTTGTGTTTGCGCCTGGAGTGGAGGAGTCGATCGGACTGATGAACGACTTCAATAACGCTGGATTTCGTGCGTGCCATATCGACGCGACGAAGGTGTGTGTTGATGGGCAGCAGTACACAGACACCGATGGTTCGATCCGAGAAGATGTTCTTGGTCGCTGGCGCAGTGGTGACATTAAGGTGATCTGCAATCGGTTCGTATTGAGGGAAGGAATCGACTTGCCACAGATGTATCAATGCGTTCTCGCCACTCCTTTTTCCAGTATCAAGACGTACTTGCAATCGACGGGCAGGGTTATTCGTTATTCGCCTGAGACACCAGACCATGTGCTGATTACTGATCATGCTGGTAGCTACTATCGTTTCAATGGAGGCCCTAATCGCGATCGAGATTGGGAGCAACTGTACTATCAGGATGAAGCCACGATCGAGAAGAAGATTCGCGAGCAAGCTCAAGAGCAACCAGAGCGAGATCCCATTGTGTGTCCGTACTGCCATACAGTGCGACATCACTCGATACCTGCTTGCCCTGCGCCTCCAGTGGGCTGTGGCCGAGAGGCTGGTCGTCGTGGCAAGTTCATCGTGCAGCAGAGTGGTGAGCTGCGACGAGTCAACGAACCAAACTTTCGGGCACCTCGCATTCGTCAGACACCACAAGATCAAACACGTTGGGACTCGCTCTTTTATGCAGCGAGAAACAGCAAGTCCGATCGCCCCATGTCCTTTAATCAGGTCATGGCTTTCTTCCGGCGAAAGTATGGCTACTACCCGCCCAAAAACTTACTGCGTATGCCGGTGGAGGAAGCCACTTGGAGTCGCAAAGTTAAACACACAGAGGTCACAGCATTAAGGACAACCCATGAAAAGTAAGAGTCTAACGGAATGGCAGAGAGATCAGATCGCTCTTTATAAAGATGATCTATCAAAGTGTGAGACGCTTGAGGAGCTGGTCAATAAGTCTCGTGAGATGGTGCAGCTAAGTAGCCAGACTTGGTTTTTAAAGGGCTGCATGCCAACTTATAACTACAAGCTTAAACAGATCAAGACTCGACCAAGCAGAAATGTTGTGGCCATCGATTTAAAGGCATTGTGCTGGCTGGCATGGAGTAGGGCCAAAGGAAGTGATCAATCCAGTAACGAGTTCCTTAGTCTAATGAAGGGAATAAAGGCGCGGTTTGCTAGCTCTCCGATCGTGTTTGCTGATGAGTGTGAGCAAGGTGGCTGGCGATACCAGTACGATGCGAGATGGAAGAGTAAACGGATCGAGGTTGACCCTGGCCTGCTGCGATTTGTAAATCGCGTTCGTGAGATGCTGGTGAAGTGGGAGTGTCAAGTTTGTAAGGTCGAGACGTTCGAGGCAGATGACGTACTTGCATCACTGGCTACGTCGTATGCGTTGGCAGGCGACAAGACGGTCATTATCTCTCAGGATCGAGATCTGTTCCAGTTGTTAGGCCCACAAACGACGACGTTCTGGGTGAGCGAGTTTTTCTCGCGAGAGAATCTATTTAGCCGCTACGCACTGGTTCCGCAGTCGTGGATCGATTGGCTCTGTTTGGTAGGCAAGAACGACATCCCAGGTGCACAGGGTATTGGCGAGATCTATGCGAGCAAGCTGCTGGCAATGTTTGGGAACTACGTTAACTGTCTGGATGCACTACCGCAGATAGCATCACAGTTCAGCGAAAAGGTTGCTGCTGCGATTCAAGAATTTGACGGTGAGTATCTTAGGGTGCGACGGTTACATGCTTTAGAAAAGTCGTTGCGACTAGAGGTGAGTTATGAATGATTTTGCTTGGAAGCAGGGGCCACTTGTGTTTGCTGATGGTCATGCGTTTCTCACTCGACCACCTGAACTACAAGAACTGGAGGAGCCGCTGTCGAAGCTTGCGTGGCTTCAGCGGCATGTGTACTGGTGGATCGGTGATACGCTGCTGACTGGAGAAAAATTCTTTGGTGATGAGATGTATCAGATTGTTGATCCAGATATCAGTGCTGATCTATTGCAGCGATGTGTCGCCGTCAGTGCAAAGTTTCCAATGTCGCAGCGAAATACCAATCTTTCATGGAGCCACCATCTAGCGGTGATCAAGCTAGACCCGAGGATTCGAGTTGTTGCACTTAAGAAAGCGGAGACGGAGAGATGGACGAGTCAGGAGCTTCAGAAGTACGTCAGGTCGAAATGGGGGAAGCAGGAGATGCTGGATCAATTCGAGACATCGCCGGAAGAAGATTCTGCTGGCTCACAGGATTAACTAAGGGGACTCGCCCCAAAAATTGGTACGGTGATTGGTGGCTTCAGGTGGCTCATATAAGCAGTGGATCTGGAGCGATGCACCGAGTCAACGACAGACGAGCTGTTGTCCTTTTGTGTCCACTGGCCCATGAGTGTCATGTGCATGATCGAGTAGCGATACCAACGAAACATATTAATGGTCGAGAGTACCCGACGATCGATGCTGCAAACTTAATGTGGATCAAGCAGATCATGGACCATGCGTATTACGATCGGGATTATTTGCGTCATATATGGACAGGCATGCCGCCAGAGCCTGCCCGACCAAGCAACTTCTGGCTCAACATGCTATTCGAAAATACAGGGATGAGTTTATGAGCCGAAAGAAGGATGGAGTGTCGTTGATACTCAGCATGATATATCAGGAGTTTCCGACTCGTCGTGAGTTGGGTGATGTTTATCACGAGATGGCAGATCTTTTACGCAGCCAAGATCTACCGCAGCGTGATGTAGAGAGAGTCTTACGTCTGCTACGAGTCAAATGTCAGACGTGGGGCAATGTATCGGCTGCGCTAGAAAGATGGAGCAACGAACGTGGGTAAAACAGCTATTGCAACAGTGCAGGGGCGGGTAAGTAGTGATCCGAGGATTACAGTGGCGAAGTCCGGAACAAAAGTCGCCAACATAACGCTCGGCTGGTCACACAAGGATCGAGAGGGTGAGACGAAGTGGTCAAATATCGATGTGGTCTTCTTTGGGAAGACGGCGGAAACGGTGGAACAATATGTAGAGAAGGGTGGTGAGGTGTTTGTTTCCGGAGACCTGCAAGCGGAGAGCTGGGTCGATAAAGAGGGTAATCCGCGCTCGAAGCTATCAATCATCGGTAGTACGTTGACGCTTATGGGAAAGCGAAGTGATGACTCGGAGAGGAAGACTGAGACCCGACCAGCCAAGCCAGCCGCTAAGACATCCAAGCCTGAAAAGCAGGAAGATGACTTTCCCGATGAAGTGCCGTTTTAGAGTCGGCAAGGAAGATGTTGTCGAGGTGACTCAGCATGCCCTGCTCCGTTTCTGGTTGCGGATTGACCCGCTTCCGAGCAGGGCGGATGTTGAGAAACGCATTAAGGACGAGCTTCGTAGAGGCTTTTACTTAACGCAGTGGAAACTGACTAGCGATGGACAACCTATTCTTTGTGCACACTGTAGCGGACTCAAGCTTGTTATCGCCCCCGAGGAAAGATGTTGGATGATCTTGACTTTGATGGAGGGTAGGAAACGTGGAAGCTCCGCTAGGCGATTCCAAAGATGATGTGAAGCAAGCGATCAAGGTGCTACAGACTTGCTACCCGAAGTTGATAGTGGGGCATGAGGTGCTTGATGCACTGAAGAACAACTGGATAGTTCATGTGGCGAAGACTGGCACCAAGATCATTGCAGTGTTAGTGGCTGAGCGTGAGATGAAGGAAATCTACATTCGGCGTATTGCAGTATTACCAGAGTTCCGAAGAAAAGGTTTTGCTCGTGGTCTGGTTGGTTCTGTAGCTAGGCTCGATCATGTCGATGTGGTCACGCTGGCAGTGCCAGGATGGGATCCAGCGTCAGTTGCTTTCGCCCATCGCTGTTTCTTTCATTTGTTCGGCATAGATGGTGATTGTGATGGTCATCAGCTCTGGCGACTAAGTGCGCGAGCTAGCAGTGACACACGCAATAGGCTTGAGGAGTACTTCGCTAATCGTGTTAGTCGAAAAGGCGATTTTGGTCGCCGCTGCTAGCTATGTCGAAGAGTTGACCTATCTTAGATCCCGGCACCCAGGATTCGAGCGGTATGTCTCGTCTGAGCAGTTCACGGAGTATCTCGCGTCGAATGGCGTGAAGGGTAAGCATGATGTTAGACGGTTCGGTGATTCTACCTAGCCTGTTGGATTTCAGGTTAATCATGGTTTCTTCGTTGGCGATCTCCTCGGCAGTCTTGCCTTCGATTCTTTTTGCCACGATCCATCTTGACCTTTGCTCCATGTCCGATAGTATGGATATCACTACGGCTGCTAGATCATCGATGTCGTCGTAGTAGCTGTCCTCGTAGACGTTAGATTCTTTGAGTTCAGCGACAATCGACTTAACGCCATCCTCGTCAAGCAGAAATGAATTTGCGTCCGAGATGTATTCCGCTGGGGCTCGCTTGCCAAACGTGCTGCACGTTTTGACAACAAAGTCAGAGCACTTTCTTGGGATTACTCGTGAGAGAAAAGAGGAGAGACGACCGCGATCTGGATGGAAGTTTTTCATCGCCAGATAAGCCTGCGAAATTGCCTCGTGGAATAGATCGTCTGTGGTGAGTTGTTTTGGTTTATGGTGCCTGTGGCAGAGTGTCCATATCCAGTGAGCCTGAGAACATATCAGCGTTTCCATGGATTGAGCGTCACCAGCCAGGGCTTTTTCGTGACAATCCTTCTCTTGTTCGGCGGTTAGGCGTGGTGCTTTCCTGCCAGCTAGAAACTCAGCAACCGGATCTTTCTTCATGTCTAAGCGACCTCCCTGCGTGTTTGTGTATTGTCGCCAGTCGGATTCCAGTTCCGTCGCAACGTCAATGAGTATCGAAGCTCAGATCGATCGAGCTATACAGTACAAGCATTATAAGATCAAAGATGTTCAGTGGTCAACCGATTGCTATCCAGAGGGTACTCCTGGCTTTTTTGTAGATCGTGGTGTGAGCGCCTACGGAAACAGTAAGCTTGCCAAGCGACCTGCTGGCTCACGATTGCTAGAGAAGCTTCAAAAGGGAGATCATTTATTAGTGTGGTCGGTGGACAGGATGTTTCGAAACCTCGGTGACTTCGGCACTGTGATGGGGCAATTCGCTAAGCGTGGAATCATTGTTCACTTCATTCACGAGGGTATCGACCTCTCGACAGCTTCAGGGCAGCTCAAGGCTGCGATCTGTGCAGTGCTGGCTGAGCACTGGTCTAGGATGATCTCCTTCCGTACTAGGGAAGCCAATGCTATTAAGGCAGCTCGTCAGGGTAAGGCGATCCCGCCCAAGCCTAAGGCTCCAGTTAACATGAATGTCGATGAGGTGGTGGAGTTTCGTGAGCACGACCAGATCGCAAGTCTTGTGGCTGCTACACCTAGCCGTAAAAAGAAACGTAAGGAGGCTCAGCAGGTGACCCGTACCTGGGGTTATATCCGTGTGTCGAGTACTGGTCAGGTGGAATCCGGATTGGGACTCCAGTACCAGCGAGAGAGAGTGGAAGAGGACCTTAAGGCGATTGGAGGTGAGTGCCTGGGTATTGTGGCAGACGAAGCGGTGTCGAGTTTTAAGGTGCCATTTGCGGAACGCCCTGGCGGTAAACGTATCCTCGGTGAGGCTAAGCGTGGCGACTGCGTGGTGGTGTATCGCTTCGATCGTATCTTTCGTTCTCTACAGGACATGGTCAATACGCTGAAGGAGTTTCATCGCAGGGGAATCATCCTGCGATTGATTGAGGAGGGGATACGCACAGACCAAAATGACGGTGACTGGTATCTGGGTTTACTGGGTACATTTGCAGAACTTGAGAGCACAATGAAGGGTGAGAGGATTTCTGAAGCAAAGATGAAGATGAAGAGGGAAGGGCTTAAGTACACAAAGCATTTGATGTGCTACAAGTCTATGTGCGTGGAGGGACAAAACCGGTTTGTCCTAAGCGGCAGCAATATGGTTCGTTTCCGAATGTCTCATATACTATGGAAGGAAATGAAGTTCAGCAAGAACGACTGTGCTCATATCGTTAACGCATTGTTTTCTCAGAATCGTCGCAAGCAATGGGCTAATCACGTCTTTGAGGATCGCCGCGAAAAACGTAAGGGATTGCTTGTCCCCAATCAGATTGGTGTCACCTACTACGCTTGGCCGAAGATGATCGAATCAATCGGTCTCGTCGCCATTAATCGCTTCGATAAGATAGCCAGAAAGGAATTGGCAACAGACATCTCGGAGTTGACTCTCCTCAGGCTCAAGCGTGCGGGGGTATCTCTTGACCGACTCAGAGATTGGTTCGTGGTCATGGGTACTGACCGACGAATCCCCGCCGCGCTTCAACTCGGAGAAGGTAACGATCTTTTGGCTTCGATGGAGAATCTTTAGGCACTCCATTGCTACCGTTACTCGGGCAGGCAGAACGGACTCTGCTTGTTCATTCATTAAACCTGCGATCATCTCTTGCGTCTCGTTGACGCTTCCCATTACGGCATCCATTGCTTGCAGCAGGTAATCTTCATTAGCACTCATTGAGAGTCTCCAGAAATCGATAATAGGCTTCTACCGTCGTTTTCATTCCTTGAGGCGTAACAAATGTCTCCAGCGTATGTACCTTGCCATCGACACCCATAACGCCATCTTTGACTAGGCGATAGACGGCATTGGTGCTGTACCCAATCTCTTTAGCTACTTGGCGAATCGAGAGCAGCTTTTCCTGTCGCGGATTGATCATTGTTGTAGCTTTCCTCCCATTATTGTTCCGCTTTACCCAGAACTGATTTTTCTTGCCATCAAAAAAAATGTAGTTGCTGAATCATGCGGTAGAGGATCACCCCTACCCCCAAGGAATCAGTATGTCTACAGACCTGCAAAAGATGATCGAGGAGTCGCTAGCCAAACGGCAAGCGGCTGCGCTGGCCAGTCAGTCGTCAGATGAAAACGAAGATGTAAGTGAGGTTGAGCAGATCGAGGAAGTGCAGGATGTCGAGCAACCTGCCGCCGAGGAGCCCGCTGAACAAGCTGCTCCTATGTCTCCGCTTCGCGAAGCACTAGCTAAGCATAACGTCGCTGCCGATCAGTTGTCTGATGACGATCTATCAAAACAATTGGCTGCTTTAATAGCCGAGCGAGACGCTGAAAAGAAGCGAGTCGCTGAGCTGGAGGAGACTGCACGCCGAGCGCAGGAAGCTGCCGAGCAACTGCGATATCAGGTGTCACAGCCACAGGCACCACAGCAACCTCAGTCGCCAGAGAATAACGCACAGAAGCTTAAGAAGTGGGAGCGGGTCGAGATAGATCCCCAGCTTACTAAGCTCTGCAAGTATGACGATGCTACCTCGCGATTTCTGCCAGCACTAGACGGTGATGCAGATTCGATTCGAGCAGCTCAGTCGCTTAACGCAGCGGTTGCCGAGCAGCAGCGTCGTAGTCAGCTTCTGATAAACGATCCAGTATCGGCGTTTAGTGAAGCTGGTCTGATGGATCAGTTCAGTCAGCTTGTTGAGTCGCGATTTAAGCAGTTTCAAGAACAACTTGCGACCACGCTTACACAGCGGCAGCAGCAGGCTTTGCAGGCTCGTCAAGAACAGGAATCTGAGCTAAGGGCACAGAAGTTTTTTGATGATCACAAGGCTGAGTTTTTTAAGCTCGGTGCTGACGGAACGATCATGAAGGGTCTTGATGGTCGTGATGTTGTGAGTGAACGAGGCGAACTGTTTCGTCAGAAGGCTCAAGAGATTCGTCAGCAGTATGGTAATGCGATTGCTGATGAGTTGGTGATTGCAGACTTGGCTTACAAGCTAATGCCCCCACTGCCCAAGGAGGCAACTCCTGAGGAAGCAGCGAAGACCAAGAAAGAAAAAGTTCAAGAAAAGAAGAACCAGTTTGTTGAGAAGGCTCGGCAAACAACCAATTCGGAACGGAAGTCAATCGGTGTGTCGCAGGCGTTGGTACGTCCAGCACCTCAGTCTGATCGTCCAATGTCTTTTCGAGAGATGCTGTTGACGGATCCGGACAACGCTGAAGCGCTTGGGGAATTTTATCAAGGCAATTAAGGACAGGAGTTAAAGTGCAATGCCTGAGGCAACACTAGCAATTCGTAACACAGCGCCAAAGTTTCTTAAAGGCGCTTCGGACCAGACGATCCGCAATCGTTTCTGGTTAGCTTATCTGCAAAAAGAGGGTCGCATTCTTTATAACCAGGGTGGTGTCGCCTGCAACTGGAATGTTCGCGCTCGACAACCAGACACTCGTAACCATGCGTCTGGTGTGGGTGTTATCTATTCGCAAACTAACTCGTTCGAACAGTTGACGGTTCCTGTCGCTGGCATCATCGGCACTCAGGCTTTGGACCTCAAGGTTCAAATGATGAACAAAGAGCCTTTAGCTATTGTTGATCTTTACAGCGATGCGATGGAATCGTTGCTTGCGGCAGTTGGTCATCGATTGTCGTCGGAGTTGTTTATTCGCAATACGGGTAACGAAAATCAGCTCATTGGTATCGATACCCCAATGGTTCCGGATGGATCAGTTTCTGTTAACGATTTAGTGGCACTGCCCTCATCGTCAGCAGCCTACGGTGGTAAGTTGGTTCGTCCTGGTTCCATCGGTGGCGCTTGGAGTGCTAACCTTGCTGCTGCGGATCGTCCTTCGAGCCTGCTAACCAATGACTGGCCTCTCGGATCTGGCACACCTGACTTCGATTACATTACGCCAAAACTCCTCAATTATCGATCTAACAGATGGGGTACTGGTGGTTCTACTTGGTCAGATAACTGCGAGCACGTTATGCGTCGCGGAAAGTCGTGGATCATGAATTTGAGTGGGGCTACCAAAACCCCTACGCTGCACATTTTGTCGCAGGAGTTGTACGACCAGTTTCTTGATCGCTTGAGCGTTCGTGAGCGATTGATGGTGAGTGATTACGGCAAAGCTCTTGGCTTCGGTGACAACGTACTTACCTATGGTGGTGCGATGGTTATGCCGGATTACGACTGTCCAGCAGGTTCTGGATACGCCGTCAACGCAGCCGAGATGAGTTTGTTTAGTTTGCACTCGGACTTGTTCTACAGCGTTGGACCCGACTTCAATAACACCGCTTTGGCTACCGAAGTCTTGGTGGGTTTTTGGGGTAACATGCGTTTCAATCCAAAACATGTTGCTAAATACGGCGCTTTTGGAACCTAATGATCTAACAAGTTAATAACGCTGAATAAAACAAATAAGGAGATTTTATCGTGGGCATGGTTCAAATGAATTTTTATCCTCTCGGGCGGACGGCACCTGCTACCGAATTGCCTGAGTTGGTTGGTGGTGTTCACACTTTTCAGCATGTCGACTACAGCTTGCCTGAGTCGCAACGAACGATCATTTCCAACCAGGAAATTATTGCGATCTGGGTGAAGAATGATTCGGGTGGAACATTGAGCGCCAGCCAGATTGTTACCTGGAAATCTGGTTCTGCCGGTACTCTTATCGGTGGTGTTACGGCTGATGCTGCTACAGGCTGTGGTGCAGTCGATCCGTTCCTAACCACGACTGTTGCTAACGGTGAGTTCTTCTACATCATCGTGCGTGGTCCTGGCCGAGGAATCTCGGCTGGTTCTGTTTCCGCTAATGCCATCATCATTCCGGCAGCTTCGGGTCGCTTTAATACAGTTACCAACGATGCAGCAGGTTCTCTAAATGCTTGCGGCAGGCTTAATGTCGCTTCCACGGCTGCTGCTCAGGTTCGCGATGTTATTTGGGCATTCCCTGGTTACTAACCTGCGAACGCTAGTGGAACGCTAGTGGGTGGCATGGATGCCGTCCACTAGCAGCTTTTCTAAAACAATCAAAAGTAAAGCGAGGTGATCTGTGTCAGAAATCAAAGGTATCACGCCAAAAGGTGATGCTCTTACAAGTCCGACCTTCAAGGTAACTGGCAAGGGCTACGGCTCAGAGCCAACCGTACCGAATGTAGTTAGTGAGAAAGCAGCCTTTCAGAACGAGCCACCAGTAGGAAACGCTTACAAAAGTATGGTGTCTCCTCTGAAGAAGAAGTAACCCAATCTTTGACGATGGGGGGTGGCTTGCGCCGCTGGGGTTGGGGCCGGTGAGACGTTCTAAATCTTACTGGCCCCGCTTCGTTGAGGTACTTGATGACTTCAGGACTACCTGTCACTCGCACTACATCACAGTGCTACGAATGCAAGCAAGTGTTTTCTAATCGGCACATCGTTGGCGGTTATTGCCAAGAGTGTCACGAAATACGGCGAGATCGAATCGCTAGGGAGCTAGAGATGTCGGATCGTAGACAGACGGCACAATTTTCCAGAGAGCTTCTCTCTCGTATCAAGAACGTCGGTTCCGATAAGCAAGTTCTTGACCAAGTGTTCGCCAAGTTTACTGAGTTGATTGGTGGCCCTGATGGATTGGCTACCAAGCTAAAAGAAGACTTTGATAAGGTGCGTGGCGACAACCTGTCTCCTAAGGAGCAAGTGATGTTCGAACGCAAGGACTCAGTGATCGTCAAGTATTGGCAGCTAATCCTAAGTCTACAGGAAAAATTAGACGACCGGAATAATGTGGATGCAAGTGGTCTGACCGACGAAGACCTCCAAGCAACCTTGGCTCAGCTCGCTGCTCAGCTCATCCGTACTGATGCTGATTTTCGTACACAGGTCTTGAGTATTACGAACAACGCTCAAGAGGAAGAACCTGAGGATGTACCTTTTGAGACTCGTCCAGCTACGGACGAAGAACCTAGCTGGGATTGACTATGAGCTTAAACCAACTTTCGAGTCGAGAAGCCGCAGCACTGGTTGAAGCGGCACGCAGAAGAACAACCGGACTCGAACTGTTTCGGGCTCAGCCTCATCAGGATCCTATTTTTGAAAGTAACGCCAGAGAGCTTCTAGTGCGTGGTGGTGTGCGAGCAGGCAAGAGTCTTTCACTCGCTGTTCTGACTGCTGCAATAGCAACGGATACGTATATCACGCTGTCAGATGGTCGTCAGATAAGGGCTAGGCGACCTCATCAAATTGGTAGACCACTCACAATATGGATCATTGGCTACGATCAGCGACATATCGGTGAGACAATCTTTCGGCTTCTGTTTCGTCCTGGCTTGTTCAAGATCATACGTGACCGTTCTACAGGACAATGGCGAGCGTTTAATCAGGATGATCCTGACGATGCTGCTCGATCGGAGCAGGTGCAGCCAAGCTATCCGATCATCCCTAATAGGTACATTAAGCCAGGATCTTGGGATTGGGAAAACAAAGGCAACCACGAGTTTAAAAAGGTTGTTATCTGGAACCCTGTCACAAAAGAGACTCTTGCTGAGATTTACGCCTACTCAAGTAAAGCAGAACCAAAACAGGGCGACCCAATAGATTTATGCTGGATCGACGAGGCAATCAAATATCCTCAACACTATTCAGAGTGGCAGTCTCGTTTGGCTGACCGTCGAGGAAGGCTGTACTGGTCTAGCTGGCCTAGAGCCAATAATGCTGCCCTGAGAGCGCTGACAGCGAGAGCCAAGGAACAGGATTCGAACGACCCTAATCCGATGGCCGGAGAGGTCATCTTGCAGACCAGCCAAAATGCTCAGCTTGACCCACAGGGTAAGAGAGAACTTCTGTCGGGGTTCACAACAGAAGAACTGGCTTCTCGCGATCGTGGTGAATACTCCCTCGACCAGCTCAAGATGTACCATCTGTTTGATCGCAACTTCCATTGTGCGATTTACCCAGAAGGTGTCGACGATGAAATCTCCAAGGTGCTAAGGGCTACTAATGGCCAGCCGCCCGTGGACTGGACTAGAGAAATGATTCTCGATCCAGGTACTAACAATCCTGCTGTGCTTTTTTGCGCAATACCGCCACCCAGGTTTGGTGAGTTTTATGTTGTGTACGACGAGCTTTACCCTGGTCGTCGTGATGCCGATCAACTTGCTCCTATGATCAAAGCCAAGATGCAGGGTTATCCGTTCTATCGGTTTATTATTGACCAAAGAGCCGGTAAGCAGACGACAATGGGATTCTCGATGACGGTGGCAGACAACTATGCCAGAGCTTTCAAGAACCATCACATACAGTCTGTTGTGACGGGCAATCACTTTGTGTGGGGCAATGCAAACGTCGAATCAAGAATCATGCGTTTGCAGTCGTGGATGCACATCAATGAAAAGTCCGGATCCTATCCGTACTTAAGGATCGTCACCGATCGATGTCCGGTTCTGTGCAAGCAACTGGAGGATTATGTCAAGGAAGAAAAGCAAGACAACGAAATAGGCGATCGACCGGCCAAAGGTCAGAAGATCGACTTAAGTGTCGGGCTCGAATACTGGGCTGGAAGTTTTCCAAAGTGGTTCCCGGTTGCCGGGAAGAATATAGGGGGAGGCTCAGCTTCCCTTCAATTGTTCAATCAGTTGCGAGCTATAGAGAGAAGCAAGAGCAAGAAGGCGGACAACTCGATTGAGCTTGGTAATAGTTACTCCCCATATAAGGTGCAAGTATGAGCAAGCTGAATGAGAAGTTTAGTGGATTGGCTCCGGTCGGATTTACGGTGCTTTATTGTCCTGCTGGTCAGTTGGATGATGCACTCCCAGCTATTGTAACTGAGTCTTATCACGAAGGTGTAGTGTCTCTTTTTGTGCCTCCTTGCCAGCGTCGTCGAGAAGGTCAAATTGTAAACCGAACCTACCATGTTTCGGACGAAAGGCTGTTCAGTATCGATGGCAGTCCAACTGATTTAGCCATGCGAAACGGTTTCTGGATTTTTCCTGATTGGGCTGCACCGCTTCTGAATCCTGTTCTACGAAGCAAAACGCAAGCAAAGGATAACGGCTAATGCTTGAGGCTGAGGGGCGACTGCGTAAGCTGGTTAGCGTATGGTTGCGGAAGCTTGAGCAGGCACGTACTGCGCGTGAACCGTTTAGGAAGACGGCAGATATCTGTAGAAACTTCTATCAGGGCTCCTGCGGTTTTATGTGGGAGGAGGGGTTTCGCAGTAGATACTTTGCCAATCTCCCTGCTCCTAGATTTAAGTTGACTATAGCGAAAGCTTTTGAATTAGTTGCTGTGGTCGCCCCTTCATTGTATTGGGATTATCCTGGTAGGACGGCCAGACCTTACGCGAGGCTTAATATCCAACCTGATGTGTTTGGTGATCCTAACGATCCCAACACTCAGCAGGCTTATCAGGAGTTCATGCAGCGTTACGAGAGTCAGCGAAGAGTCGACGCAACTCGCTGCTCTCTTATGGAGCAATATCTCAACTACAGTCAGCGTGAGCAGCCCAATGGTGGCTTAATTGCTGAGAGTCGTCTCGCTATTACCGAGGCATTGATCACAGGGCGTGGCTGTTTGTGGACGGAATCCTATAGGTATCCTGGCAGCGACCGTGTGCTGACTCGATCGATATTTGATAGTTGTCTGCGATTGTTTATTGATCCTCAGTGCACTAAGCCTAACCTGTCAGATTGCGGCTGGATTGCTAGACAGCATATTGATGACTATTGGGAAGTGGAGCGTCGGTTTAATTTGCCAGAAGGATCGCTGAAGACCGCAGTGTCCTCGGGTGCAGTGGGTAGTACTGACTCGGCGGACTTCAATAACTCGTCCCGAGATGAGTATCACACAGCCAAGTTATCAGCAGGTGGCAATGAAAATAAGATTGTGTGGTATGAAATTTTCAGTCGAGTTGGTGTGGGTACTCGCCTTGAGTCTTTCGATGATGCGCTTCATCAAGCGTTCGAAACCGTCGTGGGTGACTTCGCCTATTTGTGTATTGCCAAGAACGTCAACTTTCCACTTAACTTTCCTCCTAGCACAGTTAATGAGGGGGATGACGTTATTAGGTCGTCGCTGGACTGGCCGGTTCCTATTTATCGAGATAATCGCTGGCCGGTGTCATTGCTTGATTTTTACGAAGCAGCCAGTGGTCCTTGGCCTTTAGCTCCTGTTGCTATGGGTTTGGGTGAGCTAATCTTCCTCAATGTCATTATGAGCTGCTTGTGCGATCGAGTGTACATGAACTCTCGCAATATCTGGGCAGTTCTCAAAGAGGCTGGCGACGACATTATGCGTCAGATTAAGTCGGATGACTTCAATCTGGTGCTAGAACTCAATGGTCAGATTCATCAGAACGTAAAAGAACTGGTGTCGATGATCGAGTCACCTGCCGTCAACTTCGATGTGTTTCGAATGATCGATTACGTGTCGATGTTGTTCGATAAGCGTACTGGCTTATCTGAATCGCTATACGGAATGAACGTCGGTGGTAAGGTTGCTAGGACTGCTGCGGATATTAACTTCAAGGAGGCAGCTACTTCGATTCGTCCAGATTGGATGGCAAGGCGAGTTGAGGATTGGCAGACCAGCGTAGCGAATGTTGAGAGAATTTACGCTGGGTGGAATGTGCAGGGTAAGGATCTGATTCCTTTGTTTGGTCCTGATGCGTCTCAGTTATGGGATACGCTAGTTGCCAATGAAGATCCTGAAGTGTATGTGCGTGAGATGAATATGACGGTGGAGGCGAACTCTATTCGCAAGCCGAACAAGTTCCGCGATAACGAAAATCTTGCACGCTTGGCTCAGTATTTGATACCTGAGCTATCGAGAGTGGCGCAGCAAGGAGATCCCACGGCGCTCAATGCTTTTATCAAGTCGCTGGGTGATGCTATGGAGCAGGATGTCACGGAATGGTTAGTTCCCTCACCGCCACCACCACCTGCTCCTCCTCCGCAACAGCAGGAGCAGGGGCCACCGCAAATTCCTCCCGAAGCAGGGATGCCTCCAGAACCGCCTATCCAGCAGATGCCTCCAGAGATGGCTATGCCCGAACAGATGCCGATGGGCTCTGGCGATGAGTTACCGATGTCTCCTGAGCTGATGGCGGCAATGGAGCAGTTACCCCCAGAGATGATGATGGAGATGTAGTTAGTGGCTACAAAAGTAAAGATCAACGGAGTTGTTCACACGATGACAATTAGTGATCGCGGTGAGGCAATTTACGACCCTCCTCTTTCGAAAACTGAAATCGATCGAGGACAGAAGAATATGAGGGAGATGCTTGCTGAGCGTAAGTTCCCTGGAGTCAAAACTGAAAGCACGTTCTTTAATGGACGTGGGACCTTGGATCAACAATTCAAGGACGACCCTTGGTATCTGGAGAGGATTATCGAGGGAGCTAGAGCAAGAGGCTATGAGCCAAACCCCAACGATGTGTACCTGACTCAGCTTGCGGATGGAGATGGCGATCCGGCTGCGTTTATTTCGCAGGCAGATGGCATGTCTAAGATTCGAAAGGTTTGTGAGTCGAAGAGGCTTTACTGTGAGGACGTTGGTACAGAGCGTTATGACGTAACGCCTGCACCTCCAATTCGGTTGGCTGAAGAATTGGTACAGGAAAAGATGACCGAGTATAGGTCAGATCCTGAGCATTCAATGATGAGTGATCAGGAACTTAGGGAGTTTGTTGTGGATAAGCATGGAGCGAGGATTTAGAAATGCCCCTTACTGGAACTGAAAGAACTGCGTTAATTAGCTCGGTAGCTATGCCAGCACCTGGAAGAAAGCTTGCCGATGCTTTGGATGTCTTGGTTGATGGCGGTATGCGTATCGCTTATTCGATCAGCGCTGAAGTTACTAACGTCATTACGGTGACTATTACGGCGACTGGCCTTGATGGTGCGCCTCTAGCCAATCGTGTGTGGTTGGATATTTTGCTTATTTCGAGTACGTCAACCTTTGCGCCTAACGCTGCCGACTACACGATCGCTGCCACCACGGGGCAGGTTCTTGAGAAGATTGCGGACAAAGAGATTTCGGTTATTACGAACGCTGCTGGTGTTGCAGTGCTGACCTTCTCGATTGCTACGGCAGCAACATCGTTTCTTGCGACTAAGCTTCCTGGTGGCGAAATGGTTGTCTCGGCTGCAATGACTCACGTTTAATCTGGAAATAGCCCGTGATAGTAGATCAAGTCGATTGGAACAACGTATTTACGTTTTACGATATCGTTCAGCGATTGCTCCTGCGTAACGGGCTTTCTGGATCTGTGTCTGATGTGACAAGATTAAGAGTTGCGATTGACGATGCGTATCGGGAATTGCCTACTTTGCATAAGTGGAGATTTTTTAATCGTAAGCTAATGCTTAGGACAGATGCTTCGTTTTCTGTAGCTTCGTGCTCGTATGATCATACAGGCGGGGCCAATGAAAGACAGCTAACAATTTTATCGGCAGAGTCTTGGCCCGCAAATGCTCATCTAGGTGAAGTGCATGCCGGTGACGCGACTTATCAGATAGAGCGTCGCATAAGTGACAAGATCGTGACTCTTACCACAGAGCTTAACCCTGGTGCAGATGAGAGCTTTGTTTCTCTCGTGTGGTTTAGGTCGGCATATTCCTGGCCTTCGCCAATACGCGAGGTACGAGAAATGTGGCGAGCTACGAGTTTGGTTAGGTTGCAGCCTGCTAGTCAACTAGAGGTTCCTCGAATCCAAAAGACTCTTCGGAGTCCAGGTGTTCCATTGAGGTACGCTCTGCTTCCTAGTCGTAATAGGTTTGGTGCTGTTGATGTCGTGCTTATTCCACCTCCGAGCGAATCTGAGGTGTATGAGGCAACCGTCACGGTTCGTCCTGTGCCTCTGAGGAACTATGAGGTGTCAGGTAGTGATGCGGCGATTACGAGCGGAAGCACTACGGTGACATGCTCGGGAGCGTCGTTTAGTCAAAAGCTGGTGGGCACTTTGTTTCGCCTCTCGCCAAATAGTTACCTGCCTAAAGGCAATCATCAAGATAATACAGACCGAGAAGAGTATGTCTATCAAGCTTTTGTTAGGCGAGTTATTAGTTCAACGCAGCTAGAACTTACTGAAGCTGCGAGCGAGACAGCTTCTGGTCGAGGATACTCGATCAGTGATGTCTTAGATATCGAGCCAGCGACAATGCTCAATGTAATTGAAGCGTTGGCTATGGAGAGGTTTGCTATGAACGCAGACCACGCAAAGTTAGCTGAGTCTAAGGAGTTGACACGGCAAGCTTTGCGACAGGCTGTGGCAGCGGAATGCTCAGCTAATTATGACCAGGAGGCGACTCCAATGACGCCATTCTGGTTAGGTGATCAGTATTGGCGCTATTCGAAAGTCAATGCACCTGTTTAGTTTTTTCACCCTCCAAGGAGATTATTGTGAGTCCCGATGTAAAAATGCAACTTGAAGAAGGAGTAGCTACGTTTGCTGCTTCGGCAGGATCAACGAAGGGTTCTGCTATTGGAGAACTGGCTAAGTTGATTCTCGATATTGTAGAGAAGCAGGCTGGTATAGATGCTGACGCTATGGCTGCGTTCGTTGGTCAGCTTTATGACCGATACATTTCGCCACTGGATCTGCCAGGGGTGCCTGATGCTTTCGAGGCAATGACTGATCAGGTTCTGAAGGCGGCTTTGATGTCGCTTGTAAAGAAGGCTATTCAGAGCGTGAGGGCAGTGTAATGCGACGAGATTGTATTGTTCTGCCGTTCGTAGGCTTGGTTGTGGGGACGATTTTCTCATGCCTGTTTCCTGACAATAGACAGCCTCTTCCAGCTCCTGTAGCTCAGGATCAGCTTGCGGAGCCAGTAGTTGAGGAGACTGGCAAAGAAGACGAGCCAGTGACGATGGACGGAACAATCGTCATGTATACCAGCCACAATTGCGTGTGGTGTAGCAAATGGAAGGCTAGTGAGCTTGCGAAGATTAAGGCTGCTGGTTGGAAATTTGAGGAGACATACACTGCCGATGGACCTTGGCCGAGATTTGATATTTACGGACGGGGTAAGGTGGTTCGACATGTAGGCTATATGTCAATGTCGGCTTTGAAGCAGATAGTGGAAGAGATGTAAGGATGCTCGCCTATGGCGCTCACGGATCCCGTTTTGGGGCCAGTCACCATAACGCAAATGGGTGCCGTCAGGTTGTGCTCAGACATGCCAATCGGGATGGCGGCTGTCAGCAAGGAAGGTAAGTTTTTATGGGTAAATACTTCTATCTGTCGATTTCTCGAATGCACCGAGGGGCAACTGCTGTCACTCACTCTGGACGAAATTACGCACGACAAGTATCGGACGATCGACAAGGATCTACTGATCAATCTGAGCAGTGGCGACCTGACGAGCTATACCGTAGTGAAGGCGTACCACAAGAGCGGATCAAGGCCCGAGAGACCTCGGTATGCGTGGGGCAGCTTGACGGTGTTTCGGGAGCCGGTAGTGGGGAAAGTGGAGTTTTACTGGATATTCTTCGTGCCGCACAACGACATCAGGGAATCAGGTGGAACGACATGGAAGGACATGGTGATTCTTCTAAAGGACAATTACAAGTGGATTGCCACGGTCATCGCCATTGCATTCGCGCTAGCTACAGGGAACTTTACTGCAATCTCCGCAATCCTGAACAAGCAAGCCGTGATCGAGCAAGAGCTGCACAGTGGGCAGCAGCCATCCTCATCGGGATCGGCTTTGCCGCAACCGCATACAACTTCACAGTGACTTATCGTGTTTCGACGCGACTAAATGAGATTGTGAGCCGCTAGTGGCACAGCTAGATCGTCATCAGGAAATTGTTGATCGAATTCTTCTATTGCTGAGGGCGGAGTCTTTTCCTCCTCATCGAACTGATGAGATACGTTATGAGGATCCGCCTGAACTCAAGCCGTCATTAGGAATAGTCCTATCTCCCATGGAAGAATCAGAAGGGATAGGCACGAACCTTCAAGATGATATTCGATATACCTTTCGGCTAACTAGGTCAACAGGCCGAATGAAGACCCAGGAAGGTTTGGCAAGCAAAGCCTATTTTCGAAATCGTATCAGAGATGTATTCCACCGTAAGCGTATAGGTGGCATCGAGTGTGAGGTGATTACTACAGTTAGGTTTGCAGACTTTACGTCGATTCCAAAGTGGCGAGACAAAAACCTAGACGTAACATCCATGCTTATAAGTGTCCTAGTTAGAGAGAGAAGAAATGCCTAAGAAAGCAGCAAGTCAGCCCGCCAAAGGTAAGGCCGTCGCAGTTAATGTTGACGGCAAAAAGCGTAGTGTTGGTCAAGCTGGTGTTACGCCTAAGCCTGGGACAGCTAAAGGTGACTCTTATTGCGCCCGATCAGCAAAGATTCCCAAATGCGACAATCCTCCTTGCCCCAATGATATTTCACGTAAGCGATGGAAATGTCGGGGAAATAAAAGCATGAAATAGTTTAGCGTTGTCGCTTCGGTTTCTTTCTGGAGGGCTTCGCATGAAGCGGCGAGATAAATTAGTTGATGAGATTGTCGATCGGTATCCTAATGTTGGTAATAGAACACTGGCTCGCCTGCTAGTCGAGCAGTATCCAGAGTTGTACACCACTGAGTCTGCACGAAGTCTCATTCGCTATCGCTTTGGGGTTATGGGGAATGGGAATCGAAAAAAGAAAGGTGCGGTAGTAGCTCGTAAGCAGCCCTCCAAGCTAATACTACCTAAGGGCATCCATCAGGTTTTACCTCCTGCCAAGTACACCAAGAAAGGTGATTGGCTCATTACTGGCGATTGGCATGTGCCGTATCACGATGAGGTTTCGATCGAGTCGATGATACGGTTTTGCTTCGATAACAAAATAACCAACATCTTGCTTAACGGCGATGGCGTAGATTTCTATCGACTATCTGATTACGTCTCAGATCCGAGGATGGCGAGTCCCTCTGATGAGCTTAATACGATGCACGAAATCTTGAAAGGATTGAGAAAGTACTTTCGTGGCCATCGAGTTTACAAGATTGGAAACCACGAAGATCGCTATGAGAGATATCTATACCAGCGGGCTAGTGCGGTAGTGGGCATATCGGCATTCCAGCTTGATCAGGTGTTGAGGCTTAATGAGCTGAAGTTTGATTACATAACCAGCAAGCAGCATGTAATTATCGGTGACCTGCCTGTGTTCCATGGACACGAGCTACCCAAAGGTGCTGGTTCACCGGTAAATCCTGCTAAGACGCTTTACGGAAAAATCGGATTCAGTGGAGTGGTTAGTCATCATCACTTTTCCAGTGAGCATGTTTCTACGGAGGGGCTTAGCAAGAGGATTCATCGCTGCTTCTCAATTGGCTGTATGTGCCAAATGATCAAGGGTTATTCACCAATCAATAACTGGAATCACGGTTTTGGTCGGGCGCGTGTTGATGCGAATGGCAGCACAGAGTTTCGCAACTACATCATTGATCGCGGCAAGATTGTGTGCAACGTATGAAACCGATGGAGCGGGAACAATTCTAGGGGAAGTTTATTATGCAGTACTTGCCGTTCGCTATCGCCTGTATTGGTCTTGTCTTGGTTGCGTATTCACTGGGTTGTTTCGACTTGATTGCGAAGATTGTGCCCAGAAAAGTAGCTAGCTCTGGTGTTGCATCCAATGATGTGATCGGCAAGTTCGTTGAGATTCGAAAGATGCTAGTTGGTGAGGTGGATGATTCCACGCTGGCCGCTGTAGACAAGGTAATCTTAGATGCTGTGTCAGGAGTCAAGAAAGATGAAAAGTAAAGAAGCGTCTTTCTTGGGCGGGCTGCTGCTGGTAATAGCGGCTGTGCTGATGCTCAGCAGTGGGGGTGACTTCAGTGTGTTTCCGCCTAAGGTCTATGACGAGGTTTACTTTATCCTTTTGGATGAAACTAGCCAGACAAGTGCCGATGTAGCGATCTTGGTTAATAGTGAGCAGTGGCAGGGCTTAGCTGGTAGAGGTGTCACGACCAGGCGTTATGACGTAACAGTCGATGCGAAAAAACCTGAAGTTGAGAGATACCTCAGGGAATTGGGGGCGGTTAACCCTCCAGCCATTTTGGTGATTGACAAGAAGACAAATAAGTCTGTCGGAGTTGAGGCGAACCCAAGCATCGAGAGCATTGATTTGATCGTAAAGAAGTACACAGGGAAGTGACATGTCAAAAGAGCTGATTGAAGTGAATGGTCAGTTCTATGGAACTGGCTTGATTGTGCCTGAAGTTCGAGAGAGTGGCTTTCGTTTGTTTGCAGATGCTAAGCCCATGCTGACTCGTGAGCAGGTTAATAAGATCATCACGGATTCGCGTCGTAAGAGCGGTCGCAAGCGTTTTGGTCTTGATTGGGTTATGAATCAAAAATCGCTTGGAGCATGTAACGGCTTTGCTTGTGCAGGAGCTGGTGCTCGCGCTCGCGTACGGCGTGGATTGCCGCGACGGATGCTGAGCGGCTTTGCTATGTACGCTGCGATCAATGGTGGTGTCGATCGAGGCTCGCTCTTGAAAGATGGTATGGAGTGGATGACAACTCGTGGCATTCCCGCTGCGATTGCCAATGAGCGTCCTGAGTATTTGTGGGGGCGAATCCCGCAGTCGCAAAAGGACTCAATGAAAAACAATATCATGCTGGAGTGTTATGTGCTGGAGGAGGAGCTAGACCTCGCAGTAGCAAATGCTCTTGGTTACGACTGTGTGGTGGCAGTTCATGCGTCTAATGCGTGGAGTCGCTTGGACGCTAATGGTGTGTCTGGTGAGTCTGCTGGCGTGGGTAATCATGCGGTACTTGTCGATGATGTAATCCTGTCTCCCAGTGGAGAGTGGCTCTTTGATATGTGTAATAGCTGGGACGTGACCTGGGGGCAAGAAGGTCGTTCGTATCAGACATGGAATCGACACTTCCGGCACACGATTAAGTACCATCAATTCTTTGCTATTCGATCAACCATTGACGGGGATGACATAGCCCCTGTCTTAGCGTGAAGGATTAACTATGCCAAGTGAAGTTAGAACATTTAGTGATTTGGGTCCAAAGCAAAAAACGTCAATCTTTCGGGATTACGGTTGGGCTAGCGTTACGATTGCCAATGCCGGTGTCACGAGCGGGTCGATTGATATAGGGCCAGCGGACTCTGTGATGTTGGTTCTGCCTGCCGGTGTCAACACAAAGACCATCACGATGCAGACAACCTATGATGGCACGACCTGGATTGATCTGGTTTCGTGGACGGCAGCGACTGGCATTAAAGTGTTCACGGATGCGACAGAGCTTGCGAAGATCCGTCATGCTCAGGTTACTCGTTTTACGGTCAACTCCGCAGTGGGCGCGAACTCAAAGATATGGATATCCCTCAAGGGTTAACTCGCTTCGATCATATTCAAATTGCAGTGAGTAGGCTGCTGGCGGCTATTGTGTTTGCAGAATCACAATGGATGCTTTCAAGTCTTGCTTACAGTCGCAACGCTGTTTTATTGAGAGTCTCTATTGATACGCTTTTCTGGCTACTGTTCAAGCAGTCTTGCCATTGTCAAGAAAACTACAAATGGGAATTAAAGTTCAATGATCGATCTAACCAAGCTAACAAGTGAACAACTCTGGGGTTTGCAGTTCGTTGTGCTGCAAGCCAACGCACCTATCCAGGCAGCAAACGAAGCCCTGCCGGAAGGTGAAGAACCCAAGCCACTATTCACCGATGCAAGCTACGCTGAAATGATCTTCAAGTCAGCTTGCGATTCGTACTATCAACAACTTGTTGAACACAAAAAGAAGTCTGCTTTGCAGATGTTTGATTCTCTGACACTAGAGCAACAAGCGGCACTTGTTCAGCAACTTCAGATTCCAGACGTATTGCCTCAATAGGTATTAAGCTATGTCGCTTGGCGTTATCTCTCCGATCCGCAACAAAGGTCTGTACTCTGATTGGCTGTCTGCTGCACCGTTGGCTACGTCGATGCTGACTATCGATACCAGTGGTAACGTAGGTAGCCAAGCTATTCCTGTTG